TCCAGCTGGTCATATCGAATGTAAATCGGTGAATCATCAACCGGCACATCAATAAAGTCCTTGTCATTGAGGTAATAACGTTCATCGTAATTAATTGCAGTAATGGTATTAGAGAACTGGTCAGCCGGTTCTCTTTTTGCAACCAGATAAGGCAGTGAGCCTTTGGTATCGTCATTAACTACGGTGTAGATAGTATTCACAAAGTCATCGGGACTAAGCTTTAAGGCCCCGTTCGGTAAACGCCCTAAAACTACTTTGTTCTTGGCTGAACCCGGCGTAACGGGAATCAGGTCCACGGTACCATCCCCCATTTGCAAATAAATCACATAACTCTTGCCTGCAATGAAATCGACATCATGGCTTAGGGTGAGAATTAAACCTTCTTGCTGTACCACCTCACCGCTTTGATGAATACCATTGCGATAATCAGCTACAGCGATCCGGTCACGTAAAACCAGTAATTCTGACTCAGGTGCCGCATCAAAGGTAATGGATTTGCGCTGGAAGCGAAGCTTGTTCCAAAGCCGGTACGCATTAAAATGAGCTTGCCACTTGTTACGCACACCTACAGATTTCACCTCTTTGGGGTTCTTGGCCCCTTTATCCGGTAGATAGATATTGATACGACTATCGTCGGCCGGATCCGTGTATTCATAGATCAGTCCATCGTAGTCATCCATCACGCCAAAGGTAAGATCATGCTTGTAACTATCAGGAATAATATTCCTGAAGTTAAATAGCATTACCGAGTTATCAGTTGGACGTTCAAAATAAAGCTTGAGCTTATTATTTTGACGATATGCAGTACAAAACACGGCATCACAAAGATTGGTGACCAGCTCTTCAAAAGACAGGTTTGTATCATCAATCGTAGTACAGAACTCAGCCGCAAGTGGTGTACCAAAATAATCAACTACATCGTTATAAGTCCGATAGATATTTTCCAGATCTATTTCGTCGATCGTACGGCGGCCTATCTTGTCATCCAGTGCCATTGAAACCAATGCATCAGCAAAGCTTGATGTTGGAAATAGCTCTGTCGTCATTGCGCCGTTTTTAAAAGTCGGTAACATCCGCTGAAGATCAAAATTGATCTTGCGGGACTTAACAGATAAAGCTCCAGTGGTTGCATAAGTGCGCGCACGAAAAACCGTTTCATGTTCATACACTGTGCTTTGCAAAGGATAAGCACCATAAAGCGCCTGCCACTTTACTTCATCTACTACCGTTGTAACCGCCGGTGTTGGTGTTAAACGACGTGCACGGACACTACAGCGACCTTGAAATGTCACCATATCCAGCGTTGCGCCAACGGTTTGACGCGACTTTGCCGAACCTTTCAAAATGATCTGCTTCAGCATCGGATTACCAATCGCTGCACCAGATTCATTTACCGGTGTTACTTCAACTTCAATCGTGACGTTAACAGCGGCCTGATTCCCACCTGAAGAAACGGTATAAAGTCCATTTGTGGCCACAAAATTACACAGCACCCGGCTACGTTCAACATTGTCCAGAATGAATGGACCAATCCATTTTTCACCTATTGAACTGATCTTTGGTGACAAAGCTGCAGTTTGTTGGTTATTTAACTCTTTAAGCTTTAACCAGTTAGCATTAACGGCCGCCGGATTTGATAACGTCATTCGATCATCTGCTACCGATAGAACGCTGTAAGTGCCGTTTAAATCATAAGTCTGGCCGTTAAACGTGAATGAGGCATTGGTGATTTCTACGCGGTCATTACTTACAAACTTAGTGGTTAAATCCGTATTGTTTGCAGATGCCCGAAGGATCTCGTTTGGATATGCAAAATGAAGGTAGTTCGTACCTTCTAAAGACTGTGTATCTGCTGGACGGAGAACTTGGCCATTAACAGAAGTTTGATGCTGAACCGTTAGTGGCGGCGTGGTAATTTCGGTACCAAGCGAAAAATATGGCTCACCTGAAACAATATCTACACCTGGTCGAAAGACTTCTACCGATGCGCCGGCAATATCAACAATGTTGGTTTCACCATCATATGCACCGTTAATTTTATAGTGACCACGACCAATACAACCAACAACATGCTCTACTTCGACATTGTTTTCATATACCTTGTAAGGCACAGTAATCAGATCAGGGGTATCGTGAGCGGCACCATAAATATCTGCGATACGACCATTTACGCGAGTTTTATTTTCACGGTTTGATAATTCGTTATTTGCAGACGAGGATTGATTGTTATTCTGGTTGGTTTGGGTAATTGAGGGCACAGGCATTAATAATGCAACAGCCACACCCATAACTATAGAAGCAACCGCTATCCAAGCTAGAGTTATGGGGTCTATACCCTTGGGATTCTCAATTACAATGAAAGTGCCTGGCAAGAAATCGAGCTGCTTTAATTCATATGCATTCTTCGGTGTGACTTCATTCGCAAATGAAATTTCGGCATGATCCATATTACTTGTTGTATGGAAAATACGGACATGTTCAGGCATATAATCATATTTTGAAGTAAGCCATTGACCCAAAGTTTCGGCGTGTTCAATTGTTTTGTCTTCGGATAAAGGGTCTTGTTTATAAATAATCTTAATCATAGAAACTCACACGATTAAATCCAAATGCTTGAACGACTTGAATTGGCATCCATGAAACGCCTGATTCCTGCAAATGCAAAATACGCCCCAAACGAAAAAGCCCCACATGTGGGGGCTTGTTTCGGTATCTCGAGTGAAAGGCGACTATGCAGCCTTCCTTGGGCATGGGCAGTGGATTTAAAAGTTTTAACCTTGATGGTAGAAATACCTTTTCTTTAATAGGCTTCATAAAAAATTCAAGTGCTTCCACCCGGTCTATTCCATATAGATCCAATGCAGCTTCATGAGCAAAATGAACACAGTTGTAGTTTTCCTCGTCATATTGTCTATCAAGCAAATGATCATGACTTTTCATATAGCCCCCTTGAGACCAGTAAAGCGGTCTAGTGCAAAGATATCTCCAGTTTTAGCGGTATTTAATCGTGGAGATTCAGCTTTGAACGTCACAGCTTTATGGTTCATGGCAACACTGGAGAGTTGCAGTCCAAGTAAATAAAACATTGGAGAGTTCAGATTGTCTGAACTGTAAATCCGGTAATTTACGGTTGGCTTTACATCTGGATATTGCCCTTCGATTACCCGTTCAAACTCATCTGGCATCACATCACCTAGACCAGAGATAGAAACGGTTAATGTCTGGTCCAGATCACCCAGCATTCCGGATCTTTGAATAGATGCTGGCAAAAATTCATAATAGACCTGACCGGATCCTTCCTTATGTTGTACATACACCCCACGATCATCATTACGAACTATTCGGTATATGTTCATAAAGGAAGGATGAGAAAGCTCAATACATTCCAGTTGATAAACATCGACTTTACGATTGAAAAAGAACTTGGCGTATTCGTTATCCATTAGACCTCCCAATCCTTAATCAAAGCTATATCGGCCGTAAGGTTAGGCTGGTTTTGAACAACTTCGAGCTGTGCATTTACCCGGTAAAGGTTGCCATTCACTTCATTGGTCTTGAACGAGTTCGGAATGAAATTGCATTGGTATTGCTGACGTGTTCCTTGGTCTATGACCAAATCCGCATAGAATGAAGCTGGCTTATTCTGATAGATCCGCCAGAAAGCCATCATTTTATTGAAATCGGTTTTACTTAAATTCCAGTTCACATCGACAATATGACTATTACGTTTTACATCGATGTAATAGCGACCACGTCCGCCATCCATCTGCTGACGTTTCACATCATCACCTGGTGTTACGCCATAGCCGCTGGTCTGAGGATTTAGCTTTAACTTGTACATAACTTTCCTTCAGGTAATAAAAAACCGACCTCATAATGGGTCGGTATAAAAGTATCTTTAACAACTAAAGTCTTGATATTTCTTCAGATATCTGACTAGATTCATGTAAAATATAGTTTATTAATTGATTTGAAATCGTTAGATGAAGATGATAGTCAGCTGTTGTTCTAAACCTCTTTAATTTTTGTATTCGATTTTTGATTTCCGCAGCTCTTTTCTGAATCATTTCAGACGTTGAACCCGCAGGGTACCCACTAAGTCTGCTATAGACTTTTTCATGAGCTCCACATTTTGTCTTTGTTACTGGCCATAATAGTCGTTGTTCTAAATGATGTCGGACTTCATAAAAAGCATGGTAATAAGCACGCCCTATAATATTCCTTTTGTGACATTCATCATATTTTGTAGAATTACCTAACAGCTCATAACAGTAATTTAGTGTATCTGTAGTAGCCATTTTTCAATCCACGCCCACTTCATAAGGAATAATAAAATATGAAAGTTTATTCAGTTCATCAATTAAACCCTCATCATAGCATTTACTAAATATTTCTGAATTCATAGCGTCAATCTCATCAAAACTTCTATCGACATAAAGCAATATTAAAAATTCATCATCAATAAAACTATATTCATATTTTCGACACCGAACATTCCTTGAGTTAAAACATTTAAAAAGAATTGAACCGATATGTTTCAAGACTCTAGAATCAATTTCTAGTTTATTTTTAATTTCAAAAAACTGAATAAATTCATTAAAGTCTTCCTTTTTAAATCTTTTATAATAATTTAAATCATCATTTAAAATTCCATCTAGAAAATAAGTTATAGGTTTGAAGTCAATAGGAATAAAACTTTCTAAGGGTAAATTTTGTTTACTACACAAACTTATAATTTTATCAATATTTTCATTAGCACTAGAAAAATCTACTGAGCTAAGAAAAACAAAATAAAGATTCGATAAAATTGATACACTATTGCTAATTTTCAGTACTTCTCGAGCGTATTGATGCGCAAGAATAGGATTATCAAAATACATTTCAATAATACTGTTGCTTAATAAAAACCAATCTAGTGGCTCAGTTTCTTTAATATCATTAAGCAACCGTTTGCATCTAAAATACTGAAATTCACTTATCGATCCAGTAAGAACAGCAGAGTTAATAATATCGGTTACTTCTGATGACTTAGTTTTAGGAACTGGAGGAAGCATAAGAATATTCACCAATTTTTTGAAATTTTGTCCTAATTTATTTAAAAAAGCTACCTCTAAAGGTAGCTTTTAAATTAACGATTCCGTCTTGCTGTCGTATTCTCAGTCAAAGACCGACTAATGGTTGAGTTTGGATTTGCGATTTGGTCACTTACAAGTTTCGGTACCTTTCTTGGAAGCTGCTTATCCAGTTCATCTGTAACAATGATCCGGACAGTTTTCTCATCCAATTGTTCAGCTTCAACAGTTGCACCACTGACTTGATTCACGACTTCAATCTTGAAATTGATAGTTGGAGAGGATTGCTCAATTGAAGGCATAATCTCAGCTTGAGGGCGTGAAGTACGTCCTAAAGTAAAGTCCTGAACATCATCCAGATTTGAACGATCCTGAACTAAACCATTTGATGAGAAGTAGACCTTGCCATCATGGAATAAGTCAGAATTTGCCGAAGACGCCAACTTAGGTGTGTCTCTATTACCTTTATAGATAATCTGAGTATCTTGAACCGGTTGATTAAAGATGTCAGCTTGCTTTTGGCTTTCTATAAAGGCATTAGAACTCATCATTGCACGGCGCATGACACTATCAGCCGAGGCATTGTTATTGAGAAAAGCTTCAGGGTTTGCACTCTTACGCATTTTCTCAACTAAACCAACTCCGCCCCATCTTTTAATGTCTTCTTGGGACCAGACCACCTCTCCTTTATGGACAATACCTGCAGGTTCATATTTTCTACCAGATCCAGTGTAACCACCGTCAGCAAAGCCTTGATCTTTGATTGCACGGATGTTTGCAATAATGCTAGCCCCTTGAGCAACTGCCCCAGCAATCAACGGTAAGTTAAGAGGAAAACCAGCTTTTGAAGCTGCTGCAATATTTTGCTGAATCGCAATACCAGCAGCTGCAATCGCATAAGCTTTATCTGCAGCGAACATGATTTTGTAAGCTTTAGATTGCTCTCCAAACATTGAACCAAACATAGATGTAAGAGAACCCATCATTTGGCCACCAAATGCAATTTGGGTGTTCAAACGATCTTGCTGATATTTATCTTCAATATCCTGAGCATTCTGAGCATATTCGGCAGCAATCTGATTGCGTTGGTCCTGAGCAGCTTGAATGATTGCTGTTTTCTGGTTTTCGAAATCCTGCTGCTTAATTAGTCCAGCTTCGAATTGAGCATTCAAACCATCTAAAGAGTTTTGCTCATTCAGGTCGGTAGCAGCAAATTGACTATCTGCTAAATCATTTGCAGCATTTAAACGGCTAAATCGTTCCTGATCCTGTCTGAAAAATTCTCCGGTACCATTCATATCCGCTTGGATACCACCCCAGTTTTGAGCAGCATTATTCACTTTATCGCGTGTCTCTTTATCCTGATTGGCTTTAGATAATGCGATTAGCTTTTGCCGCTCTTCTATAGAAAGCTTGGTATTCTTAAGAATTTCCTCCCGTTCGAGTCTGTAACGTTCCTGCATGGCTTGCGTTTCAGAAAGCAGAGATAAACGGGCTTGAAACAAACGTTGCTCTTGAGCAAGTTTTAGTAATCCTAACTCTTGCTGTTTTTGCAATTCCAGGCCACCTAAAGCAACCTTTCTTTGATCTTCAGAGAGTTTACCCTCAGCAACTAATCGCAAAGAATTGGTTTCATATGTGTACTCAAGCTTTTGCTTCTCAGTCCACTTATAACCATTCACTTCAAAATCTTGCTGAAGTTTGGCGAGTTCATCTTGAGCTTTATATCGCTCTTTGATTTTAGGAATTAAGGCTGTTTGACCCGTTTGTTGCGCAAGGTTAATTTCTTCGTTACGAGCCTTGGTTCGCTTCGCTTGCTCCTCCTCATATTGCTCTTGAAGGTTTAGACCTTGCTTAACTAACTCTAAACGTGCCTTGATTTGCTTTCCATAGGCTCTATCGCTATCACCATCGGATAAACCGCCTTTGCCAACACCACCAGCAATGATATCGGAATACCTTGAAACCTTAGCTACATACTGCGAAACCTCCTTATTTCGCTCTGCACTGCCTTTAACCTTGCCAGTTTTAGTAAACTGTCTTGCTCCACCCTCACCTGCATTATGGGAAAGTATTGCCTGAGCCAAGTCACCTGTTTTTTCATAAACCTTGGCGATATTATCAATTACAATTTTGCCCGACTTTTCCAAGTCATAACTATCAGCAACAGACATATTGTTCTGTTTACGATAACCACTGGTTGTTTGAAAATATCCTATTGCACCAGTATGACTCTTAGCTTCTCGAATACCTTGAGATTCTTGAGCCAATAAGCCTGCAATTACACTTGATGGTATCCCTTTGCTTTCAGCATATTTACCTAAACCACTCGATTCAATTAAAGCAGCAGATCGCTTGGCTACTTCCAATTCAGCTTGTGTGATTTTAAGTTTTTTCTCACTTTCCTTGGTTTGCTTTCTGCTAGATTCGGTAATACTTTCTTGTAAGTCCTTGGCTTCCTTCTGCTTCTTATACCAAGCCTCAAAAATTGCAGCTTCCTGACTAGTTAAACTTCTAGTCATCGGAATTTTATTGTCGGTATAAAACTCTGATGCCGCACGCGCCTTATCAAGACCCTTTTCGCCACCACCAAATGCCTTAGTGTTTTTTATAAGAAAATCATTTTTCAGAATATCTTTGTTGGCGTTGTCTCGTAACTTATTTAACTTTTCTTGAGCAGCGACTTGGTTGTTTAATTCATTTGTTTCTCCTTGTTGAGCAGCAAGTACAGTTTGATGTTGCTTTAGATACTCATTACGCAAGTCATTCTGTTTCTTTAGCTCTGCATTAGCCTGATTCAACGCAATTTTAGACTGATCCGTTTTAGTAGCATGATCCTGTAACCCCTTGATATTTTCAGCAGGAATTTTGGCTGTACTATTGAACTTACTCACAGCATCAGTTGCTGAAATTTGATTTAAAGAATATGCCTGAATTACCTTATTCAACGATTTAACTTGTTCTTCGCTACCACCATTTAACCGAATGAATTCCACTTGTGCTCGTAATGAATCAAGCATTTGTGTTTTCATGTCAGTGAAATTTTGAGTAGCGACTTTTGTTAAGTTTGTTTGAATTGTTAATTGCTTAATTGATTCGGCCGTTACCTCAACATGTTGTCTAGAAGTAGCATTTAAGAGTTTTAGAGCAGTATTACCTTGCTCAATCTTATTTTTTGATTCTGCTACTGCACTAGAGAACTCAATGAGTTTATCAATTTGATTCTGACTAAAACGACCAGATGAAATCATCTTTTTTAAGAGATCACCTGCATCGCTTGCACCTGTAGCAATAGACTTAATGGCATTTTGATAATCTTCATAATCACTGCCAGATAATTTAAATAATTCCTTTTGGATATAAGCAAAACGTTTGATAGCTCCACTAGCATCATCAATTGCATCATTTTGCTGCTCAATCTCTTTGCGTAACCGCACACCCTCTGTTAATGCTTGCACAGTATTTAACTTTATGTACTTATCTGTTAAATCACTAACCGAGTCAGATTGTGTTGCAAGAGACTCTTTGACTTCATCCGAACTGCTGCTTAGTAAATAGAAAGATGCGGCTGTTGCTGCAATTGCTAAACCCATTGGGCTAAAAATCGCCATAAGCGCTGACTTTGCTAAAGCTAAACGGCTAGTAGCAACAGATTGCGCTGTTAAGGCTGCTGATAATCTAGATGAAGCTGCAGACTGTGCTGTTTCCGCAGCAGCAACCTCTAACGCAACTTGAGCTTGTAATCGTCCTAGCTGAGCCATTCGTGTGATGGTAGCCGTGCGACCTTGTTCAGTGATTTGGGCTTTTAAACGAACTTTTTCGAGTTCTATTTCTGCCATGATCTGAGCATGAGTAGCTTTGATGTTCGTTAGTGTCACCTGCGTACTTTGTGCTTCGGCAAGCGCAGATTCCACTTCAGCTTTTGCTGCTGCAATATTTGCATTACGTTCAGCAATTGTGGCAAACACTTGTTTGGTTGACGCAGCAATACTCGCTTGTACAGCAACCGTTTTTGTTAAAACGGCTTTTGTCATTAAGCCAATACCTATGGCAAATGCACTGTCTGCAATTAAATTCAAATTATTTGCTAGTAACTGAATCGATCCTGATAAAGCCTGTGCTGCTCCACTTCCTTTACCAGCCTCTCCTACAAATTTAGTAATTTCATTGTTTAGGAGTGTGAGAGACTGCCCGATTGTTATATCAGTTTTAGCAAAAAGAGCATCAACTTCATCTTGGACATTTTTAAGTGCTTTAACGATTTCCTGTGAAGTGATTTTTCCTTCAGCAGCTACTGAACGTAATTCACCTACAGTAATACCCATACCTTTAGCAATAGCTTTTGCTAAAGCTGGTGTTTGCTCCATTACAGAATTAAGCTCTTCACCACGTAATGTGCCGCTTGCTAACGCTTGTCCGAATTGAACTAAAGCTGCATCAGCAGCTTCTGCACTTGCACCACTAATTGCTACAGCTTTAGAAACTGTTTCAGTTAAACGTGCTGTGTCATCCATTGTGAGGTTTAAAGTTTTGGCATTATCACTAAAACGCTGGTAGACCTGTAGAACAGAATCCCATGCTGAATAGGTTTTTTGAGCAATTCGGAAAGTGTCTTCCGTAGCTTTATTTAGTTCAACTTGATTATTAGTGACCAACTTAAGGCGGTTTTGTAGTCCAGTATATGTATCCATCTTTGAAATGGCTGAACCTACTGTTAATAAACCAGCCATATACCCTGCTAGTGCACGAGTTGCTACAGACATCCGGTCCATAGATTTCGAGGCGAAATCCCCTTTTTTGGTGATGCTATCCAATTCAACTGATAAGTCTTGTGCAGTGCGTTTCGCACGTTCCGAATCAATAACAATTACTAAGCGAGCTTCTTGAGCCATTTGACTTTCCTCTAGGTAATAAAAAACCGCCATAAACGGCGGCAATAAATCGAGACTTAACTAGGCAATACTTTTTGACTTTTCCAAGATCCATGAAGTTATCTCAGCCCCTAGATCTCCATACATTAATAATTGATAAGCTGATTTTGGCGAATAACGCGTTTCTTTTTCACCAGCTATTCCTGTTTTTGAAAGTTCAATATTTTCCCAATCCTGTATAAGATGAGTTGCGATAATTTTGGCAAACTCTTGGGCTGATAGCATGGCACTCATTCTAAAAATACTTTTTTTGGTACAAAGCATTTTATAGGCCTCACCAAATTCAGGATCAGAAAAAGGCTTAATCCTGAAACATCCAAAAACTTGATCATTTTTCTTAAAAACAAACCATTTGGATTTATCCGTCATATTTGCTTCCAAAATTTCGGTAATAAAAAACCGACCATTGATAGGTCGGTTTTAGGCTTTAATCGCTGCAATGATTTCAGGTAATTTCCAGATTAGAATTGGTATGGAAAACAAAATTAAAAAGGCAATAATTGTCTGCCATAAGCCATACTTTTCAATAGACACT